CAATGACCTTGGGTATTCACAGCTGCAAAGGACAAGGGCAATTGAATTTGGACTATCGCCCGCCCAGGTAAGATTCTGGCAAGAGACTCTTATTAACAAATGCAATGCCGATCAAGATCGCTTCGATGAAGAGTGGCCTCTCAGCTGGCAGATATCTTTTGTGGCTTCAGGCAGGGGTGTCTTTGCTGCGGGCAAGCTACAGAAAAGACTCACTGAGTTGGACAAGGTTGAGCCTGTTGCTCTTGGGACTTTGGTTCCTGCTGACACAAAAGAACGGGGTGTAGATATACAGCAGGACGGCGGGGCCTGGGAGATATACAAGAAGCCAGTTGATGGACACTCTTATATTGTTAGCTCCGATGCTGCCGGTGGGGGCACATCAAAAGAAGATGACTTCGCTGCCATCCAAGTGTTTGATAGGGCAACTAAAGAGCAGGTCGCTGAGTTCTATGGCAAAGTGCCGCCGGATGTATTGGCACACCAGCAGGGCATGGCAGCAAAGTACTATGGCAACACTATCATGGCGCCTGAAGCAAACAACCATGGGCTTTTGGTTATCCACTGCCTAGTAAAATACTATGCAGACCAGAAGCTATACCGAAGATTCTCAGAAGTTGGTAAGGTTGAAGGCGCTCTTACAAATAAACTTGGGTACTCGACTGACGTAAGAACAAGGCACTATATGTTTGGTTTGTTTGAAAGCTCAGTGAGGAGAGGTGAGATTACGCTCAACTCTCGTAGGTTATTAGGGGAGATGTTGACATTGGTAAGAGCCAAGGCAACGGGGAGGCCGCAAGCTGCACCAGGCTACCATGATGATGCCTGCATGGCGCTTTGCATTGCTTTAGATATTGATAAACAACTTGCAGAGCAGGGCGCCCCGGCAGTAGAAGAGAAGAGTCCCGTGCCCTCACTGATAGAGGGCAATGGGTTTGCTGTTCCGTTTGACGGAACGGCTTCAGTCAGTTACGAGGTAGATACAGGAGAAGGTCAATGGTTTTAAAAGACGTGGCTATCCTTACAGCTAAAGCCCTGCTCTGTGGTGCGGCAATGAGGGCAATGAAATGGGCAGGGGTGGAGTCTGATGAGTCAGATGAAAGCGCCCCGGTTCAGGCAAAGCAGGAGGTAGAGCAGGTGGAGATACCTGCCGTGTCGCCATTGGATATTACCGTTCCATCTGGCGAAGACAGAACGGACTTCACTGAGTGGTGGCAAGAGCAAGAGCTTCTAAGGAACGTCAACCCCAACTCGCCACACATTGACCCTGACTTTGATAAAATCCTAGCAGACACAATAGTTGATGGTTTAGGTTACGATGCATGAGAATACTTGACACCACTGGGACAGGCACCAAAGAAGAACAACTTGCTGCTGAAATAGATCGGCTGTTTAGACACAGCAAAGATATGAAAAGCGAGTTGAACGATGAGTGGTGGACCAACCATGCATTCTACGATGGACGGCAGTATGTCACCTATAAACATGGCCGACCGCTTGAGCCTAAAGCCCCAAGCTATAGGGTAAGACTTACCAATAATCTTATCCGGCCAATTGTAAATACAACTGCATCAAAGCTAACACAACAAAGACCTGGGTGGATAGTAAGGCCTGGCGGTGCAGAGGATGATAGAAGGCAGAAGGCTAAGGCATCTGGCCATCTTCTTGATTACCTCTACCGAAAGATGAAGATGCCATCCGTTACATACGAAGTTGTTTGGTGGGCTTCGGTTGCTGGCTCTGGTTTTTTCAACACCTATTGGAACCCACATGCAGGTGACCTTGTTCAGGATGGATTAGACCTGAAGCCATCTGGGTTTCCAGTTGTAGAGGCATGGTCCCCATTCGATGTATACCCTGATCCAGAGGCAACACATCTAAGCAACAGCAAGTGGGTTATCTTAGCTCATGTGTTAACCGAGGCCGCTTTGGAAATGCGGTGGCCTGGGGCTGTGGAGTCAATTGACTTTCAAAGAAAGCTAAAGTCAGGGAGCCGCGACTCGGACAGCATGTGGAAAAGAGATGTTCGCGGTTACACTACGGGCCTTGATGAAAAGAAAGTTTATCGAGTGCTTGAGTACCAAGAGAAACCAAGCTCTGATCACCCAGGCGGTCGTCGAATTCTAAGCAGCGGAGCTACCTTATTAGAAGAAACCCCCTTGCCCGGAGGCCGGTTCTCGCTTACACAGGTGAGGATCGGTGAGATGGCCGGTCGGTTCTGGGGGACCGGGGTCGTGTCTGGTATTATTCCCCTGCAAAAAGAACTCAACCGGACCATCTCACAGGTCTTAGAGTTGCGTAACCTAAGCTCCTCTCCGCCATGGACAGCTGCTGCAGGCAGTGTTGGCAGGAACGGAATCAAGAACCGGCCAGACCACATCATCTTTTACAACCCAAACCTCGGGCCAGCGCCACAGCGGGTGCCCCCTGTGCCAATACCTGCCTCGCTATATGAGCTAGTGAACACACTGAAGACAAATATGTACGACGTGTCTGGTGTTCATGAAGTGTCACAGGGAAGGAATCCATCGGGCGTTGTTTCTGGTCGAGCTATTGGTATGCTTGCCGATCAAGATGCAGTCAAACTGTCTGGCGCGGCACGCTCTCTTGAGGATGCGTTCTCTGATCTTGGAACCAACCTGCTTGAGATGTGGCGAGAAAACATGAATGTTGAGCAGACCATTAGCGTCCTTGGTGAAATGAAAAGACCAGAGGTTATGCTGTTTCAACGTGAGTTTATTGATAGCACGGACGTGGAGGTTGCAGCGGGTTCAATGCTGCCTAAGTTCGAGTCGTATGAAAAAGAATTGAGCCTTCAGCTGCTGCAGATTGGAGGGTTTGGTCCCGCCGAAGACCCAGAAACGCTCGTTCGTTTCCGTAAGGCGTTTGGCACTCAGGGTCTTGATCAGTTCTACGATGACGACACGAGCGATAGAAACTATCAGCGTCAAGAAAACGTAGATATGGAAGACGAATCAAACCACATGAAAATAAAGGTGCGGTGGTGGGAGAACCATCAGGTTCACATATCAGAGCTGCTGACCAGAATGAAAGAGCCTTCGTTTCGAGATCTCTCGCCGGAAGTGCAGGAGTTCTACGATAAACACTTGGCAGAGCACTACAGGCAACTGCAAATGCAAATGCAAGGACTGCCATCTTGGGTTCAGGCATACGGCCAAGACCCGCAAGCTGCTGTGCAACAGCAGATGCCAGCTCCTCCAGAGGGTGACCTTGGTGGTGCAGCACCAGAAGAATTAGTGCAACCGTTGCCGCCAGAAATGCCAACAGGTGAAAAGTTTCCAGAGGATGATCAGCCGCCGGGAATGGTTGGCGGCGGTTCGCCAGAATTAAACCAAGCAGTTGGACCAAGAGGTCCTGGCTTTAACCCAGAAGAAGAAAGAGGAATGTTCTAAATGAGTGACACGGCCCCAGAAGCAACAACAGAGTCTGCCCCTTCATCCGATCCATTCGCTAGCTTGGATGCAGATGTAGCAGAAATAAAAAGAAACGCAGAGTCAGGACAGCAGCAGCCCAGGAATGAGCAAGGGCAGTTTGCTTCAGAAGAGCAGGCGCCTGCAGAAAGCCAACCAGATACTACTAACTGGCAGTCAGAGCATAACGCCCTAAAGCAGAAGATGGACCAGCGAGAAAAAGAGCTGCAGACTTTCTTTCAGACACACTTCAAAACCAATGAAGACTTTGAAGCTTTTCAAGCATGGTCTGAACAAAGAAGAAACCCAAGCCCTGAGCCTGAGCCTGAGCCTGAAAGCGGTTTTGGTTTAGATGATGACGATATTTTTTCTGACGTTGACAAGATAAAAGCATGGCAGAAAGAAGTTCAAAGAGAAATGGAATCGGTTAAGCAAGAGCGAGAGGCAAGAAGCCAGCAGGCACTGGTCAGGGAAACAGAAGCTGAAGCTACCGAGCTAGCAAAGAAGTACCCCGCAGTCGCCAACCCAGAAGGGAAAGACATGATGCTTCGACTACTTCTTACAACGATGAATCAAGGCGGAACAATGGAAGACGCAGCCAAGATGGTGCAAAAGCTGGCGGGAAGCCCAGGCCAAGTAACCCAGCAGGCGGGCAAGCAGTCTCCAACCGTTATCCCCAGGGGTTTGCCGGGGGCTTCGGCCAAGAAACTGCAGGAGCCAGATGAGCGAGAGCGACGATGGTATACCGGTGATATCGATGCGTTCGATGCTATAAAAAGAGACACTCAAAAAGAATTCAACATGAGGAGCTAACATGAAAGGAAGCGATGACAAGAAGAAACAGAAGAAGGCAATCATGATCCTTCTTGCTGACAATGCAAAGAAAAAGAAAGGAAAAGAGAAGGGTGAAAAAGAAGATGAAGATGATGATGAAGAAGAAAAAGATGAGTATGAAGAAGGCTCTTGCCCTTAGCTCTTAATTATCTTTGCAGGCCTAACATCTGTTGATGTTATATAGTTACCAAGCCGAGAGCATGGCTTTCGCACGATCACGATTTTGATTTTTATGGAGATTTAGAATGCAAGATACTAGCAATTACGCCAATGCGATGAAGATTCGTTACGCAAAGGCGGTGTCAGAAACTATCAACCGAAAGGTTGTATTATATGATGAGCTGACTAAGACCAGCGAACATTGGACAGGTAAGCACCACGAGCAACCAGTCTATCTTCGGAGCGCAAACGCAACGGGTGCGCGAAATGAAGGTGGCACTTTGCCCGATGCATCAAGCGACGTTTACGAGTCAAGCATCATTAACAACAAGTTCAACTATGTTGTTATGACGGTGAGCAACATTGCCGAGGCAGCAACAGCAGACCAAGCAGGCGCTTGGGCATCTGTAAAAACAGAGCAACTCAAGAACCGAACCAAGGATCTGACAGACAGCTTGAACCGTCAGTTCCACGGTGATGGCTCTGGTGTTTTCTGTGAGGTTGCCAGTTTTGCCGGGGCAACAGTAACCATCAAGGGCTTTGATGACGGTACAGTGATCACAGACTCTGATACTCCACGGACAACTCGCCACTTGAAGGTGGGAATGAAGGTTGCCTGGGGTACCGCTGCTCATCTTACCGCTGGCGCAGGCGCCACAACGGGTGTGGGTACAATTGCTTCAGTAAGCAAGTCCTCTCCTTTTACCGAGTTTGATCTGAGTGGTATTGTTGGTAACAACCCATCTGCTGGTGCAGTTTTTGTTCTTGGTAAGGCTGTGACTGTTGCAAACCAGTCCTTTGATAAAGAGTGCATGGGTATTGCTGGTATTGTTAATAGCTCTGGCGCGCTTCAGAGTATTGACCCAGCGACTCACCCAGAGTGGGCGGCTACTGTCTTTGATAACCCAGCTGGCGCTGGCTCTGAGCGACCTCTCACTGAAGACTTGCTGAACCAAGCTATCGATGCTGTGGACGACTTGTCTACTGGCGAGTGTGACCTCATGGTTATGCACACTGCTACTCAGCGTGCGTACTTGAACATGCTAAAGTCGAAGGGCCAAGAGCGGTTCGCCCCAACAGAGATGAAGGGTGGATGGAAAGCGTTGACCTATCACCACGATGGTCGATTGATTCCTATTCTTTCAGACAAAGACTGTCGCCACCGTCAAATCTTCTGCTTGAGCAAAGCTGCTCTGAAGATTTACGAAACATCTCCATTCTCTTGGGATGAGTCAGGTGGTTCTGTTTGGAAATGGCAGTCAGGTCTTGACTCTGTTACCGCTTTCGGTCGCACGTACTCAAACATGGGAACCTCAAACCGCGCTGGCCTTGCTCGTATTAACGACATTGCAGTTACCGGTCTGGTTGCTTAGGAGTAAGACATGCTAGGTATGGATTTTTCCAGACTTCGTGCGCTAGTCGAGTCAACCTACGGGTTGGGCCTCGGCAGCGGGCGGGTCTTTTTTGTCGGCTCATCGACAGACAGATGGTTTGTTGAAGAGCAAGTTAATAACAAGGTCGATGGTACCGTTCGCACTACAGTGGACAGTGCCCTCAATGCCTGTGAGGCTGGTCGCGGTGACGTTGTTGTGGTTCTTCCGGGCAGTCACACGCTTACTGGCTCGCCATCAATGCCGAACAGCACTCGACTTCTGGGTGTTCCGGGCATGCGTGCGGCAACCACAATTACTTCTAAATCGGGATCGAATGGGATGTCGTTGAGTGGTAATGACTGTCTTGTTCAAGGTCTTACTTTCAAGGTAAACAACGGCAAGCATGGCATTACCGTTACTGGCCTTCGCAACTCTGTGAAAGATTGCTCTTTCTTGGATGTCAGTGGTGCGCCTACGTCTTATCTGCAGGTAGATGGCCAAAGCGGAAGCAAGGGCGTTGGCACTCGCGTGTCTGATTGTTACTTCGGCTTGGATGCGGTTACCGCAATCCAGTTGTCGGCAGACGGTAACGATCAAATTGAAGATGTGATTATTGAAAATTGCATTATCAATGCCGCAACCCAGGGTCTTATGTTTCCTGCTCACAATGCAACCGACATTATTGTTCGCGGGTGCTTGTTCAATGAAGCAACGGACCCGCTGCATTTGACCAACGGCAAAACGTATAACGGCAGCATTATTGTTGACTGTTCGTTTGCTCAGGCAACTGCATCCAAGGCAAATATTACAAACAACCCAGGGTCGTTTCCGGCGTCGCTGTTGTTTGTTTGCAATAAAACTGTTGCTGGAATCAGCACGGCACAGCCAAGCTAATGCCGATTACACCTGAGATGCTCCAGCGGTCGCGAGCAATGAAAGCAAGTGACCGCTGGACTTCTTACGTTCGTGAGCAGTACCCGCCTGCTTCGGATGCGCGTGTTGTTGTGGCATTTGACAGCGAGCTGGCACGGTGGATTTTATGTTACGACACTGAAGATGTTGTAGTTACCTCTGCCGGTCCAGCCCGTTGTCGATACCTCAAAGCATTCTATGTTTGGGCTGGACCCAACGATTCATACCTAGAGCCTGGGCCTGCTGTGATTCGATGGCTGCGAGATCATGATCTTTATTCTGAAGAAAGCGTTGGCGAATGGGAGGATGCTCACTTTGCGCCTGTTGCTGCAGAGAAAAAGCGCCGAGAAGCCAACGCATGGGACGATGTGAGATACGAAATGAAGCAACTCTACAATGCATCAGGCGGTGTCATTAAAGAGTTTGTTGGGGGTGTGCGTTGAACCTTGGTGAAATGAAAGTATTAGCCAGAGATCTTCTTGGTGAAAAAGGAGAGTACTGGCCTAGCGCACAGATGGACAGGATAGCAAACACCGCCAACAGAATGGTCTATCGTTCTGTAACCAACATTGACCCATCTTATTTTGGTGAGTCAAAGCGGATAACATATCCAGCAGATGCAACAGAGGTGTCTCTCGATAACGTAAGCTACCTTGGGACTAGCCCATATAAGGTTCTTGATGTTGCACACCTCGGCACAGATGCGGCGGTGTCTAGTTCAAACCAGCCGGTGTCGCTTGAATACATCCGACCTGACGAACAATACAACTCACCGTCCACTTTGCATGACCCTCACTTTCACCAGTATGGTTCTCGGTTTTATCTTCGTTGGACTCTTGAGGGAGACAACGACTTAAAGCTAATTAGCGTGCCCGCGAGTGAAGTCTATCTGTATGTTCGTTATGTCAGGCACCCAAGAACGTTGTCTGGTTCAACCGATGAGCTTCTTCACCCAGACAACGCAGTGGCTGCAACAACTTCATATGCAGAAGAGTTTCATGACTTGGTTTTAGTTACATTTACCAAGCTACTTACGATGAAAGAAAGACGGCAGGGCGGAGAGATTACTGAGCTGTATGTGTGGGTTCAGAATGAAGTGCGTCAAGCTGAGAACACCCGGTCTAATACTTCAAAGATGCTATATGAGTCACCTTACTAATGCCGCAACACTTTATAAAGGGACCGTTCAAGGGAATTGAAGAGCGCGAGTCGTTCCAGACAGAGCAGCACCTTGAGACAGCAATCAATGTTAACCTTAGCAGGGGTTATATTGAGCCTCGCCCAGCCAAGCACTGGCGGTGGTTAATAAAAACAGATGGCGTGTTTATGACGCCAACGGAATACATCAACCTATCATACGGCCAGCTACACCTGTCTGACAGAGAGGGGCAGCAAAACCCCTACCTGCTTATTGTTGGTCCGTCTAGTTTGGCGGGCGGGGTGCCCACTGTTTATTGGGTTGACCTGAACACAAACGTTATAAATTCAGCAACAATGGACGCCTGCAAAACGGCAGACCAGAAATTTACGTGTGGGTTTGTTGACGCAATTCTTCCAGGCGCCAGGTTCGCAACCATAATAACAACACGAGATGCTGTTTATGTGTTTTCGCCCGGAAACGAGAACTCAGAATCCGCAACACTTCGCCTTGTTAACATGACCAGCTATGGCACAGAGGGTGGAGATGCTGGCCGGTACTACGACGACCTGTACTTCTATGGCGCATCGCCCCCCGTTGGGGACATTGTAGAAACCCACATGGCGATGACATGGTACGCGGGTTTTTCTGGTGAGCGTATAATGAAGTTCACCGGGGACGTGGCCACCCGCCAAGACTTCTTAGATCAGAACATAGTTATCCCAGCACAAAACGGAATCCTGCTAACCAAGTATATGTTCTGCTCTGGCGATCCGAACGACCCGCTGTCTATCAACGAGACACTTATGCGGACAATGCCCGGACTGAGCGAAATAACCGGACTGCTTTCCTTTAAGGACTTTTTATATCTGTTCACTCGCGACTCCATATGGGCGCACGTTGACATGAAAAGAACATGGAAAGTATCAACCGTTGGATGTACTGCGCCAAGGTCAATTATACAGGCCAGAGACAAGTTCTATTTTGTGAACAACGATGGCATCTGGGTGAGCAACGGAAGTGATGTCCAGAGGATATCAGATCCCATAGGGTCTTTGTTTTCTGATGCGCCAGAGGCGGACTATATTCCAGACATCCTTGCATACAACAACCATCAAACGTTTGTTGGCTACGGAATGCACAACCAAGGGGCTGCGACTTTCTGGGGGATGCCGTGGCGGATTGACAAGTCAAGGCTTCATAGCTGCACGGCAGTTCATTATCAAAAAGCCAATCAGATCTGGTTCAACGTGCCAATACGCGGGATCCAGGGTGTTCATGACGGGGAAGCCCGTGAGCCTTCGTTTATTCTTAGGCCAAATGCATTGACCATTGTCTATGACTACGAGTTGAATGCATTTACCTACTACATTGATGACAATTTGAAGACCTCTGCCTTTTGCACCGATGGCGTGTATTGGGACAAGGGCGACACAATGTTTGTTCTGTCTTCTTTTTCTGATGGCAGCGGTGGAGATCCGGTCGGTTGTCGTCTTGAAACGTTTGGTCACCCAGGGAAAGATAGCGTGACACTGGGTTACCACGTGAGCGCCCTAAGTGACATATACCCAAAGATCAGATCAACAGCATATGTGTGGAGTACGACAAAGCTGTTTAGAGATAATCAGCAATTTGCCGACATACGGCGACCTCGGCTGGACATGATGAGCTGGGGCAAGCGGCCAACCTATTTTCACACATTTCCAGGGATTGGCGCAGGTGGAGGCTCTAACGATGTAACCGTACCAGCAGGCCCTCAATGGTTTATGGAGACAGAGAATGCCCCGTTCGACACCCATGTTGAAAGGTTTGATTCTACCGGCACAGTGGTTACAGATTATCCCGAAAGGTACAGCACGGTTGGGTATCTTCAGACCCACCCCAAGTCTGGCGACCCAGAGCTAAGGCCAGACGGAACTTCTATAGCAACGCCTGACGAAGCAGAGGTGTCTGGCTTTTTCTGGAGTTCATCTACTTCAACAATGGGGAAGTGGGCCAACAACAGGTCAGACTTGGGCACTGGCGGCGTAGACAAAGAAGATACGATGCAGTGGTGTGGTAACGAGTGGTGGTGGCAGCAGCTTTATTTACCCTCTGGTGAAATAAACGGCAAATGGATTCGCTTGGGCGTTGCTCAGATCCCAGCGTTTGACGCACCCGGTGGAACCATATCAATGGACGACAGAAGAGAGTTCCCTCCACCCGTTGGCATTGTTAGATCTATAGCCTTTGAAGTAGAGCCAATGGAGACAGAGAGATGAGGCGGCGATTTGACTACAACAACAGAGTCAAAAGCAGCGGCCTTGGTCAACCAGACAGCATACATCATTTGATAACAGCGGAAGATGCGCTTGAGAAAATAGACAACATTGGTGTAACAGTGGCGCCGGGCGAACCGCTAAGTGCAATCATTAGCTCACTGGGCCAACTTGGCGGTCGGATATTCCTGACCGAGGGGACACACGCTGTTGTCTCTACCATAGAAATAACAACCCCGGTTCAAATCATTGGGCTAACCCCAGGGCGCACAAGAATAACCCGCCTTGTTGACTCAACAGACCCAATCATTCGAGTTTCTTCTGACAAGGTAAAGCTAGAGAACATTAGGTTTACAGACACACACCAGAACTCAAACCTAATTGAAGTTTATGGTGATGATTGTGACATCAATGATTGCGTCTTTGATTCATTCAAGACAGCAATACACCTGGGATTTAACACAGGGAGAACGCTTTCCCCGACAAGAACATCAATTACCAGATGTAGATTTGTTGAGGGCAAAACAACCGGGGTTGCGGGTGGAGATGGAAAAGATATATACTCCCCGGCAATATATTTAAATAGTACAACAGAGGCAATCGTCGCTGGCAATCAGCTTGGCGAATACGCCTCCCCCTCTAGTACAGACACAAACGTCATTGAAACCTCTGCAAGTACAACAAACTCCACCTTCACAATGAACGTGGCCCCAAGTTGGAATATAAGATATAAAGGGGGGAGTGGAAATGTAAACGCAGGTAATGTAGCAACGGTGGTAACCTTCTAATGGCAATCATAACCAAACCACATACGTTCACAGCAGGTCAGGCCGCAGTGGCCAGTGAAGTTAATAGTAACTTTGACACACTTTACTCTGCTGTTAACGGTGGCCTAGACACAACTAATATATCAACCAATAAGCATCTGATTACATGGACGTTGCAGGCAACGCTTCAGTCGCCTGCGGCTACAGAGTATTTTTGCATAAGAACCCCATCTGGGATTGGCGCTGTTACGCTTTTGGAGATGAGTGTCATTGCGGGCCAATCAGCAGGAATGGCTGGCCAGATAACAGTTGACCTGCTTGAAGTAACAAACCCAGCTGGCCCTGCCTTTAGTGCAGCAATAAACACATCGTCTGCAGTATGCACCGCGTTGTTTACCCCAGCAACTGTTACATCTTTTACGGGTACGGTTGCTGCAAATAAGACCTTGGCATTCAAAGTAGAGTCAACTGCAGCTTGGACAGGCAACAACGTAACACTTTGTCTAATTGGCAAGTCATTGATTCAATCGTAAGGAGAGGCTTATGTCACTTATTTACAAGGCAGAAGATCACAAAAAGTCCAACAAAACTGACACTTCTCAGTTTGGAAAATACCTCGGGAAGTTAGGCGCTATTGCAGGAGGGCTTCTCGGTAGCGTGGGTGGGCCTGCTGGAACAGTTATTGGGTCTGCAGCTGGTGGTGCTCTTGGGCTGTTTGGTGGCGAAAGCGGAAAGGATCAATACCTAAAGCAAATGACCGACAAAGAGCAGTGGATGCCGCTTACTTCTGCCTCAATGGGCGGCGGTGCATTCAATTGGACAAACCCCGCCGTAAACCCAATGTTAGAGCGCATGGGTTTTGGTGGAGAAGCCGGAAGGGCGCTCGAAGACGAGTATGAAAAAGAACAAAAGAGACAAGCAATAATGTCAATGCTGACAGCGGGGATTTAGTTATGGCTTTTAGGTTTCAACAACAAGACAACAGGAGCAAGGGCCAGTCGAGTAACGCTGGGCTTCCAAAGGGGGCGCCACCTGTTCCATCTGTCCCTGCCCCGGCATCGGTTTCTCGCGTTGAATCAACGCAACCACCAAGAGCAGGTGGATCGCCAGCATACCAACCACCACCACAGCAGCAGCAAACGCCGGTTCAGCAGGTTGCTCGTGCGCGAATGCAGCAGGCGCAAGCCAGCCCGGTATCAAGGCAACCGGCTCAGATTAGGCCAATGGCTGCAACATCTCCCCACCCGGTAGGGGCAATGAATCAAGCGATGGCAGCGCAGGCACTTTCAACTCCCGTTGCCGGGGTTGGCATGCAGTACAATCCAATGGCAGCGCAAGCCCCTATGTCACCTTACATGCTACAGGTTGAAGGGGCAGAAGAGCCGGTAGACGCCAGTGAAGTGCATACGCCCACCGAAGTCCCACACTATGACCCTGATGCTTCACAAGAGAAGTCCGATAAGCAGTTCACAGGTAAAAACCCAGTTTACCAAACAATGACTTCTGATGGGCTAACAACAGAAGCAGACCCTGAAGACATTGTGGGTCTTGTTGCTAAAAAGATGATGGAGGGCGCAGGCGTTTTATCAGATGAGGACATTGAGGACAGGGTTGAGAGGTTCAGGAAAGCCCAGTGGGATCAGGCCAGGCGCAGAATGTATGAAAGAAAAATAGAGCTGGCCCAGACTGGCCTGATGGGGACCGGCGCGGGCCAAATGGCACTGGCGGCAATGGAAATGGAAGCGGCAAGAGACATTGGGAACGCAGAGGCAGACATGCGAGTTGACCTTCTGAGGGCTAACATGCAAGCAGAAGCGCAGTACTTAAATACTATTGGTGGATATGCAAACAACATGCGTGCCCAGAATCTTATGGAACAGCAGGCTGTTATTGATGCGGCAATGCAAGGGCCAGAGGCATTGAACGAGCTACTTGGTGCCAATGGCTTTACCCCGAAAGATTACGAAAAGCTAAGTCAGGAGCTGAGAGACTGCGGCAGCAATCTTGCCTGTGTTCTTGAAAAGTTGATGTCTATAAAGCTAACCAAGGGCGACACCCTTGCATATGTAGAGCCTGGAAGCGACGCGCCACGGCTGGATGAAGAGGGGAAAATATTGCCACCTAAGAGGCACTGGGAGAGTTCCCTTTCTGGGTCGGGAGCCGACACAGGGTCGGGACTGCCCGGCTAAATGCAGAACTAACCCAAACTAACGCAACATAGGGGGCTTTCATGGCCGTATTTGGAAACATTTTAGATCGAATAGCGAACAAGAAATCAAAGCTGCAGCAGTCCGAGACTGAAAAGCGACGAATTGATGAAATGGTGCGGGCAAATAAAGAAGAAGCAGCTCGCCGGGAAAGAGAGTCCTTTCTAAAGCCTGTAATGGAGCAGCGAGCTAGGGACGCTCAAACCTATAGCTTGCCTGGCGTAATGGGTCTGGCCAAGGGGGCCGAAGACGAGTTCCGTGCCAAGCGTCAGGAGGGTCGGGCCGTAGCCAAGGAGGACCGCGCAAAGACTAAGGAATTCCGCACGGAAGCTTCATTTATTAGAGCACAGCGGCTTGCAGACTCCACCGAAAACCTAAGCAGAATTAAACGAGCACAACTTGCTGGCATCCCTCTGGATGATGTTGAGCTTGTGGGTGGCCCCAGCCCACAAGACAGAGCGAGACTAGCTGCACAGGCAAAGCAGCTTACCAGTCAACAAGTCCTTGATAACAAAATGAGAGCGGCTGAACTACAGCTTAGATTTCAATCAACAAACAGGGCCAAAAGACAAATAAGCGAGCAAGCGAAAGTTGATCAAGGCGCGGAAAAAACCTATGCCACTTTACCGGAAACAGTTCTTGCGTTCGATGTGCCAGACGCCACGGAGCCAAAGAAAAAAAGAAACAAAAGCGGCGGCGGCGGCGGCGGCGGCATGTGGACTCTTTATGCGGGGCAAGAGGTAAGCGAAAAGGGCAAAAAAAGAAGAAGGATTTTTAGCAAGAAGACGCTGCAAGATTCAGCAACAGTTGACGAAAAGAACAGAATCCGCCTGCTTTATTCTGTTGAGCTAAAGGCCAGAAAGGCAGCAAAAAAAGGCGAGGTCATGGCAGATATTGAAGCGACGAGTAGGGCGCTTTTGGGCAGGGTTATTAAGGACTCTGGCGACCTTGCTCAGGCTCTCAAAAGCGAGCGAAGGGGCATGTTGAGTGGGATTGCAAACAGGTCTGGCGCCAAGCGGTATTCGGAGCCAAAGGATGGAACCAAACTACAACGACAAAAGTGGAAAGAGAAACTAAACATTACTTTCTTACCAACCCGTGGATACGTTACAAAAAAACTTGAGCGGATGGCGAACCAGTGGGCACTAACAAAAGCCGGAAAAAAACCAAGAAGAGGAGACAAGGACGCCGACGGCAATCCGCTATATGCTAGCAATGCTGAACACGCAGCAGCGACCGAGGTTTGGGCAAAAGAAGCAAACAGCATTGCGGCGCTTCGCTTGGAGAGACTTAGGGGCGAGTACGGCATGGGTGGAACTAAGTAATGAGCAGGGGTAGGCGCCGTGGCCGAGATGACGAATACCAGAACCCTTTTTCATCTGGTAAGTTTTTTAAGCCAACATCATACGGTAGAGAAAAACGGGATTCATACGATGAAATCCTAGAGCTGGCCAATTTACTTGGTGACGACTCCACCACTGCGATTGAAGCGGGGAAAGATGGCCTTGCCGAGGACGCTCTTGCAGAAGGTTTTAAGATATCTCCAGTCGAACCCCCGCCCGGCCAGCCTGAAGCCCCGGAAAAGCCCACAGTCTTGGACGGTGGCTGGCTAACAGAGCAAGGGTTCTGGAAGCCAGAGAACGTTGCTAAAGAAGAAGAGATTGCCAAAAAACACTGGCAAGACAAGATCCCCACCGTCAAAAGAGTTGGCAGGATTTACCGTAGCTTTGGTCGGCAAACTGGAGAAGCAGACGTAACCTTTCCAGATAAAACCGTCAGAAGAATGCCCTATACAGAGGCTTACAAGTTTATAAAACAGCCAGACGAGACTTGGGCCGACTATGCAGCGCGGCGACAGGCTGAGTCTTCTGGACTAAAAAAAGCACTGCCGTCACTTTATGACAAAGACGCACGGGTAATTGATGCGGCAACAGACCCAGTAAAAACAACCAGGAAAACAGCTGCAGGCGTAGTCCAAGAAACAACACCCGGAACGCCCGGCATAGACGCAAGTGTCGATGTCCGTGAGCGCCACGGCTTGGTCAAGCAAGAGCCTTACAGCCTTGCCGGTCAGCTGGCAGAGTCCGAAAGTTTGATTGAAAAGGTTGGAGATGTTGCAGTTTTCGCGGCGTTGCCCTTTTATCAAGCAGGCCTTCGGTTGGCAAAGGACACAGCTGGGGCGTGGAAGGCCGTTGGCGTAAACCCAACCACAATCCAGCGGGTTGCACAACGCCAGCTAAACATGATTGCCAAGGCAGGCGGAACTGGGTTTAACCTCATCAACCTTATTTATGAAGCCCCCGACTTTTTACAAAGCATGCTTCCGACTCTTTCAGAAACCCCCGGAAGGCCGCAGTCATTGCAAGAAAGAAGGGAGGCAAGGCGCCAACGGCTTGGCATAGACAAAGTAACCCTCGGGGACTACGTTGATTTCAGGATACCCACAGAAGAAGAGCTTCTGAAGCGCGCACAGTACGAACCAAACACAAGAACTGCATTTGGTGACGACCAGATAACAAAAAACGAATGGGGCAATCTTGCCGCCTACGCTGCAAACAGAGCGCACATTGTTGGTGACAGCAGTCGGGTGCTTGGTGGTGACTTATCAGAGCAAGCGCCTGTTGTGGAGCCTATTCACACCTCTTCTGATGTTACTGGGCTTCCGATGCCACAAAAGATGGCTCAAGTTACTTTTGCAAATGGCAAAGAAGAGGTCATGCCATTAGAGCAGGCCATGGATGTTTTGGCCGAGCACCGAAAGAAAAACCCCAAAGGGCATTGGGAAGAAGAAGAGTGGGATGAGTTTAGCGCAGATCGGTTTTGGGACAACACTCTCGCAGAAATGGAAGGGCTTGTAAGCATTATCCCTGCAGTTGTGTCTGGAGTAATGTGGGTAGGCTCTGGTCGTCGATTAGAACAAGTCGCTGGAACCTCTGCCCACTACCTTGTTGGAGAAACTGCGGCATTCACGGGCGAACACTTGGCAATGCTTGCAAAGGGCGACATTGACAAGTTTGTTGAAACGGGCCTTATCTCGGCAATTGCAGACGTTGGTCTTCTTTGGGGTGGTGTTTCGACTGCTGCCACTGCCAGGGCAAGTCAATTATTAAGAAAAGCAGAGCACGCTTCTGGCGCAAGCAACTCAGCATCCAGGATACAGCAGGCTGCTAATAATATTATAATCAACGAAAACCAAGCTGCACAGACCGGGCGCCAAGGGCAAAGCGCAAGCCGAGCTTCAAAGTCTGCCAATGAGGCAAGTAGGATAAGGAATGAGGTTAGCGAGCTTGAGTCTAAGCTGGCAAAAGCCGAGGCCGAGCTAAAAAGAGCTGGACAAATCAATAGGCGAGCATCATTTATTGCTGAGTCTTCGTTGTACGAATCAATGGGTGTGGTTGATGAAGCACAAATTGCAAGACTGCAAGAAGCTGTTGCTAACACAAAGGCCGAATTAGATTCATTGCGACGAAAGTCTGTTGCCGCCGATTTGCTTGCCCAAAAAGCCCAAGAGCAGTCTGCGCTATTTACGGCTACAGATGAAATCGTTGGCTCTCAAGAGATGCGATTGGGAGGAAAACGCGAGGGTGAAGTATCAAACCTGCCCAGCGAGCTTCAGGGTCTACATGGAACATATGATGACCTAACCAAAGAGTTAAGCGATGCCATAGAGGCTGAAGGCAGATACCTTAACGAAGCAAGACAAACGCTAGACATTATAGAGGATGCGGCAAAAACAGAACGGGCTGCTGTGTCTGCTGTTGAAAGACAGTCTATTCATGACCGTTTTGTGTCAAAAAATAAAACTAAGTCTGCAGACGCTTTAGCACGTGAAGCCATTGCGGGATTGAAAAAGACAGAACCACCTAGCCCAGGCAGAGATCCTGACATTGGCATTAAGCAAGCCCTTGAGTCCATATCAAAAAGAAGGTCAGACGAGCTAGGGGAGTACACCACTGCGACTGGTGAGCTAAACGACAAAGCGATAGATCTTATTACTAAAGGAAAGCTTGAGTCCGTGCCTGTAGAGATTTTATACAGGTATCAAAGAAGGATTAGAAATAAGTATCGATCACTAGATAATGGCGAGTTGGGCGCCAACTTAGAACTGAAGCTAGATGCTCGCCTAAAGGAACGACCAAAGACCCTGAAAGAAGAGGGCTTGATCGCAGGAGGAGACAATCTTCCTAGCCCGCTGAAAATGAAGGCTCAGGAAATAGCAAAAGAACGAAACCAGCTCCAGTCAAACCTGCGGCTTGCTGGCCATGAAAAAATAAAAAACATTGCAGAGAGATTAGCATCTGGCGAAATGCAGTATGTTGACCTTTTGGCAAAGGGCTGGACCCTTGATGACATTGCTGACTTAGATCGGTTGAGGGCTTTATCTGGACCCTATAGCCCGCTGATGCGAGGGCAAGCAGAAAAAATAAAAAGGGCAATTGATAGACTAGATAAAAAAGGAGAAGCGGCAGCGCAAGAGCTGAGAAACATCGAATCCGCCAAACAGAAACAGGCCGGAAAAGCAGCAGTCCTAAAAGCAAAAGCTGCGGCCAACAACATCAAACAGCTTATGAAAGAGTCGATTGAGAATAGAATCAAAGACTCAATTAAGCGCAGCCCTGATGATGTGACCCCCCTCCCAATACTAGAAGACTTAAAGGGTGAACCGATCCCTGGTACCGTCCGCACTACAATTGAGTCAGCATCTGATGTAGAGGAAAAGCTAAGGGCCGGTCTTGCTAACACAGCAGATGAAATAACCAAAAGATTAGAGGCATTGAAGGCCGAGCAGTCCGCCGTACAAGCCTCTGCCGTTAGAAGACTAAAAGTAAAAAGATCGACCAAACTTACCCCTGAGCAGAACAGGCTTCTTGATGCGGCGGTTCACTGGGAAGGTGTTGCCCAAGCCAGCAGACTTCTTCATTACGCCTTTGACCCAGTTGGGTTCATTGGCGCAGGCAACAGAATGAAGAACTGGCTTATTGACAGGTACGGCACAACATATGAAGGCGCCTTGAGTACGGTAACAAAAGGCACGATTGAAGGCAGTAAACTACTCAGCAAACAAGCGGCACATGAGCTTTTACTTGCGTCAAGATATTGGCTTAGAAGTCCAACGAGAACAGACTCTGTACCGCTTGCTTTGTACAACGCCTTTGCTCGTGAAGCAGAAGGTGAAATCCACGAGGCGTCATTTAAAATAAGAACAGCCTTGAAGGAAATATCAGACAATGAAGTTGTTGTCGTAACCAGCGAGGGCGCAAATAACCCTGAAAAATTTATTCAAGATTTGGCGAGCAAGTACAAAACCACAGTTAAGACTATTGTTTCAAAAAACAAGCTGGGTCTTGATCCTGGCTTCAGTTGGGATACACGCACTGCAGATGACATACACAAGCAGCTATCAGAGCTTGGCAAACGCCTTCGAGATCAAAAGAAGGACATTGATCCCAAACTGAATGAAGAAATTACAAGTAGACTGATAGTTGCCATTGACGAGCTTCCTGATAAAGACATACATAAGCACTATTCCCTGCTTCAGGATATTGTTGAAAACATCGCCGACCAAGGGGATCTTGGCAAACGCCTTCGAGATCGAAAGAAGCGCATTGATGCCGAACTGAAAGAAGTAATTGCAAACCCATCTAAAATACACTTACAAGAAGGTCAGCGCATTTTAGTCAGGGATGTTGCAAACCCAGAGCGAAGAAATAAAAGGGTAACCACCGTATCGCAGGCATTGCATTATGAACATGCCGACCTTACTGAACACGTTACAAGAGAAATTGACGAAATTGGCGGGATAGAGAGAGTTCGGTTTGTAGCAAATGAAGACTCACCGGACGTATGGAAAGACTGGACAGTTACTGCAAACCACTACCTTGAAATCATAGACCTTTCGAGACAAACGACCATTGAGTCTATAGAGCTGGGCCTTCTCAAAGATTTACCTGGGCTGCATGAAATCTGGGCGCCAAACGTTTACCCATTTGAAGCAAGGCTAGAAGCGCTTGAAAAAAGAGTAAAAGAAAAATGGGGGGCAGAGATTGCCGATGCAAAAAAAACAGGGGCACCTGCCAAGGAAATAGAACGTCTAGAAAAGCAGATGAAAAATGACCTCGATCGCAAAACGGTGGATTATAAAATCCGTGAAGCGCAACGAACAACTGGCGGTGGTCAGACCCTTGAGGGAATAGGCGGTGAGTCGCTTCGACAAAGAAAGTTAGCAGTGCCTGACCCAGAAACGGGCAAAGCGACAATTCCAATTGAAGACAGAATAGATAAATACGGGATGGCAGCCGACCTGTACTCAACAGCAATGATCGGCATTCTTCGCCAAAAAAGAGACATTGCAACAGCAAGGATGTGGAAGCGAATTGCCAATTCGCCAGACATTATGTCTCACGTAGAAAAGCCTGGATGGGTGCTAGTAAAAAACACAGACGTTGATGGCACAATGAAGGTAAAAAAATATGGCAACTCGTTGCCAGAAAGATTTTATCTTCACCCAGACGTATACTGGGATCTCAAGGGAACTGGCCAGATGATGGATTGGTCAAAAAGGCTCCCCGTCCAAGTGCTTTCTCTTTGGAAGGGAATGAAGACCGCAATGTCTATTGGTTCGCATGTAACAAATGCGCTAACCAACACCCTTGTCCTTGGTCCAATGGCAGGCCTTTCTCCCTTGAATCCAAATGACGCTAAGTTTTTCGGGCAAGCTGCCAAAGAATTCTGGACAGGCGGAAGCAGCAAAAGCTACCAGCAGTTTGTTATTGACCAAGGCAGAGGGCCGACTGCACAGATTAACAAACTAGAAATGGTGGCCGACACCAAGAAGGCATACGGGGCGCTTTACACAGGTATTTCCGGCCAAAGCAAAAACGCCATGGATACCTTCATTAAAATATTTGAAATGACAGCTGACCCAGGCAACGAAAAAACCTGGAGTATAGTAAAAAAAGCCATTCCAAAAAAAGCGCAGGCCCTGAAAGATCTCATCATTGATTACCCTGGTTTATTTTATCAAGCGGGCGACGACTTCTTTCGTTATGCGCTTTACCTAAAAAACACAGCCAAAGGAATGGGCAGCGTAGAAGCGGCACAGGTATCCAGAAAAGCCTTTGCGGCATACGAATCCATTGCACCAATGTTCCGCATAATGGCGACATCCATGATCGGAAAACCATTCCTTGCGTTTGATGCGGCCATGATACCGCAGGTAACAAAATGGATCCGCGATAACCCAGTTCGAGCAAACATCTGGGTAGACTTGTATGAGTCAATGACAGATATAAATTTTGCGGCAAGCGAAATGACAGAAGAAAGGTGGGACGAATACCAAAGCAACTTACCCCGCTATGATGTCAATCGAATGGCTGGAATAAGAAAGCTATTCCCAACGCTTGGGCAGGACGCTCTTGGTCAAGAGCGATATTGGAACTGGCAGCGAATTGCTATTGGCTCAAGATTTTTCCCAGAAAAAGGCGAAGAAGGCTTTAGCCGGGCGCACGCTACCCGAGCGTTTGCAAGTGAAAGCCCATACGCTGCTGGCTTATATCTTTGGCTTGGTAACCGCGACATTAAGTTTAATAGGTACTATGATCCGGCTGACCCAACAACCGATGCCGCAAAAAGCCAATGGGCGTGGCAAACTGCCTTACCGTCCATCGTCCCCGGCGGGTACGCCTGGAACCGAGTAAAAGACTCTGGGTTTCGCTTCTTTTCAAACAATGAGATCGGCAGGCCGAGGCGCGGAAGACTGACTGCAGAATCTCCTGCAGAAGCTCTTTTGTATTACTTCACAGGGCAACGGGTTGCGACATATGACCCCATAGAGCGGGCGGGCCTAAAGAAAGAAGAGGAGAAGTTTGAAAACATATCAATCGAACGAAAAGGGCCTAAAGCCGTCTATGAGCGGGCAATCAAATCTTTTGTAAACGATACTCACAGGTTTATAAAAACCCCAGACCAGCTCAGGGGGTTCCTTGAAAAGATAGCGGAAGACCCCAAAGGCTTGGCCGCAATGAAACAAAACACCATTGACGATGAAGTCAAGGCCGCCTGGGATGCGCGTAACAGCGCACGGCACGCCCGTTTTGCAAAAATCTCAATCCGGGCACAAGATCATAGAATGGGCCTTGACCCATCGAGCAGTCCCGCTGCCGTAAAAGCAGCTAACGATGCTACACTAAAAACACTGAACAACATGCTAAACAAAACCATGGCAACAACCCTGAATAGAAAAGGGAAGCTTTCTGATTTTGGAAAGTACTCAGATGTGCTTGAATTTATTGAAGCTCAAAAAAGAACAGAAGGCTGGAAAGGGGAGGCCAGGATAACGGTTTACAATAAAATTATTAAAAACCTAACCAAACTTGGTCGCCACAAAGAAGCAGCAGAATTTGTGAGAGACTACCTTCAATATCAAAAGCCTGACGCTTACCTTGAGACATGGCATACACTTGATAAGAACAAGAAGAGAAAAACCACATGGTATGAGATGAAATTAAGAGGTATAAGAAGTAGTCAGAGAAGAGCTATAAAGAAAAGAGCTGGAGTAAACTAATGGGTGTTAATACTTTCAAACATAAAGTTGCTTTTACGGCAAACGGTGACAAAGCGACGCTGCGCCTACCAGCAGCATACGACGTAATACAGATTCAGTTTCATCCGGCAGCTGGCCAGACCGCAGCGGCAGGGGACTTGATGCTCATCGAGGGCGTTGACGAAGACGACGAGACTATCGTACTTCCGGGTGGTTCCGGCGCAGGCGGCGCTTTTCTGTTGAACGCAGATCAAGTTCTCCAGTTTAGCTGGAAGGGTCCAGCCGTAAAGCTTACCTACACCGAGGTTACTGGCGCACTAAACATGACCGTAAAAGTAAAAACGTTCATGGAAAACTCAGGCGATACCGACACGGGAAGTGGCTACCCTACTGCGCTAGCGGCTGCAGCTGGAAACCCAACAAGAACACTAAGGGGCTAACCAATGTCAAGACGCAGTGTAAACAGGAACTTTATCTCTAGTGCCGGTTCCGAAGCGGCAGAGAATCTTTCAGACGGGACCGTTAGTGGTGGTATTGACATTTCTGGCGCTTTGTCTTTTGACGGTGCCACGGGTATTACTTCAATAGACACAGACATTAGCAGTGTATCAAGCTCTGACGACACTCTTGCATCGGCTAAAGCCATCAAGACGTATGTTGATTCGGTTGCAGGCGGTGGCGGTGATATTACTGCTGTGTCACTAACCGGCGACAGCGGCGGCGCACTCAGCGTTGCAAGTGGCTCTGCGGGGTTTACGATTGCGGGCGGCGAAGGCATTGATACTTCGGGATCATCCACAACAATAACCATTGCAGGTGAAGAGGCTACAACCAGTAACAAGGGTATTGCTTCATTTAGCTCTGACAATTTCGATGTCTCATCTGGCGCAGTCACTATCAAAAGCGGCGGCGTTGATTTGAGTGACGAGGTAACGGGGACTTTACCTGTTGACCACGGCGGAACCGGTGCAACTTCTCTGACAGATAAATCTGTGATGATATCGCAGGACAGCGGCACAGATACATTGACTTCGTTACCGCTTACCGGCAGCGGTGAAATCGTGATCGGCGGCGCATCCGGCCCAGCAGCGGCAACACTAACCGCAGGCAGCAACGTCACCATTACAAATGGCGACGGCTCAATTGAAATTTCTGCCAGTGGTGGCGGTGGCGGTGGCGCTGTATCAGCTGTTGCAAATGGTAGCAACAATCGCATTGCGACATTTAGCAGCAGCGACGCATTGAACGGTGAGGCTAATCTTGAGTTCGACGGTACCGATCTCAGCATTGCCGCAGCAGGAAAGATTGAATTTAGAGATACCGGCATCTATGCCCAAAGTGACGAAGACGGCCACCTGTCGATCGTAGCCGATGGCCATGTGACGACCAGCGGATTTCCATCAAACGAGAACAACATCGGCACCTCTGCAACGTCGCTGCCGTCTATTTACGCTCACGCAGGTGACGCAACCGGGGAAAAAATAGGCTATCTCACAACGACCGGCGGCGATGCGCTGACAGTCGGTTTGATGTATTACCTAAGCGACCACCCCGAGTGGCACCAAACGAGCGCAGTAGATGCCGACGAAGGCGCCGGGGACCTACTAGCCATCGCACTGAATACCAACGCAGCGGCCAACGGCGGCTCTATGCTCTTGCGTGGGCTTGTCCGGCTTGATTCAGGCGGTTATGTAGGCACGGCGGCAGTAGGCAAGACGGCTTACATGTCAGAGAGCGTCACAGGCAAAATTGATTTCGACAAGCCCACAGCATCGGGAAACATTCAAAGGGTAGTCGGGCACTGCGTCCAAAAAGACGGTAGCAACCACATCTTGTTCTACTTCAATCCATCGAATGACTATGGCGTGGTGGCCTAATGGGAACTCCGCTTATTAGTTGGAACGGGATTGACACTTATAAATTAAAATCTTGGAACGGCTCAGAAAAGCAGACTCTTTCAGGGATTAACGGCACTGACTTGTCGCCACCACCAAAGTTTTTCAGCATGTTTGAAGATGGCAGCGGCACCACGAGCGCCGATCTTTCTTTAGGAACAACGGCGCACGATGCTGAGTTTGTTGGCGCTGCCGAGTGGTACACAGCAAGTACGGCAGCAGGCACCTACGCTATTGCAACGGGAACTGGTGAGGCCATAAAAATTGACGATCATAATGATCTTGACTGGCCCGTTGATGGTGAATGGGCGTTTTCAACTTACACTGCAACGCTTTCTAATACCTATGCTGGTTGCCTAGTCAAGCGAGCGGGCAGCGGTAGTGCCTATCGAGGCTTTGCTCTGTATTTTCTAAACGGCGTAATTGATTGTTATATTGTTGATGCATATTCAAGCGAAGCACTACACGTCAAGGGCACTGGCACAAGCACAAATATCAAAGACGGCAACTGGCATCACGTTGTGGTTTCATGGGATGGGACAACCTCACAAGGTGCAAGCTCTTTGTCAATCTGGATTGATGGCGCTCTTCACACTACAGGCAACTCAAAGCTAGCTGTGCATAGTGGCATTGACTCGCTTGACAGCAATAGCACAATAACAAATTCAGTTGATATATACCTGTCAAACTCTTCCGACACTCAAGTTTACCCATCAGGCGGCGTTGACCATACGGCGATTTGGAACGGAACAGGGCTGACCGCAACCCAAGTGGCAGTGCTTTATAATTCGGGCACGCCAATTGATGTTAGAAGGGGGCTGTAGTGGCACAGATAAAGGAACCGCAATACTTAGCGGCGGCAATCTGGGAACACGTTGTGCAGAACCCTGATGACTTGCCCGTGTTGGCTCAAGCTGAATCGGACATCCTGGAAGGAACAATGACATTAGCCGAAGCACAAGCGCATGAGTTCTCAGATATATTAGTAGAGGAGTAAACCATGAAACATCATTCTTTTCCTGTTGAGCTTCCGGCGCCAAAACCGGTTGTCGCTGCAACACCAAAGAAAAAAGCAAAAAAGAAAAAACCTGCCGTTAGCTTGGACAACACAAAAGCAGAGCTTCTCGCTGCAGCCAAATCACTGGGCCTTGATGTTCCAAGCCGTTCAACAAAAGCAGATGTATTGGCACTAATAGAGGAAGCTTAGGTTGGAAGACGAAGAGGTTATACGCCTTCAAACGGCACTGCTTGCCCTTGGCCATGAGCCAGGGATGATTGATGGCCTTCTTGGCCCAAAGACAATCGCAGCAGCCGCTCGCTTTATGTGGCTAGAGCATGGAGACTTGTCTGTCGCAAGAGCGGCATACGAAAGGCTCCGGCCAGCACCAGAGCCAAGCGTTATCACCTCGGGCATTGATGTGTCCTCTTATCAGGGTGTGGTGGATTGGGAGAAAGTTGCTGGGGCCGGGCACCGGTTTGCGTGGGTAAAATGCTCTGAAGGCACTACTCACAAGAACAAAGGGCGACAAGCCCGGATGGACGGTGCCCGCGCCTTTGGCATTCCCGTTGGTGGATACCATTACGCATTGCCTAAAACGTACAGGAACATCGGGTTGAAGGATGCTGTAAAAGAAGCGAACAATTTCTTAAGCTGCTATGGAACCCCGCAACCCGATGATCTTGTTCCCGCGTTAGACCTT